CCGGAATTTTTTTGGATTGTGAAAATCCGGTTGCGACAATTTTATTGTTCTTCATAAACGTTGTTAATTTCGTTTGTTGTGTATTCTGAATTCGGCGTTTCGTCAATGTAAACGTGTGCGCGTCCGATTTCAACGCGATTCAATCCGGTCGGATCAAGGTTGCCCGAACCCGAATTTTGTTCGTAAACATTATACGAATAGAACCCGTCTATTTGAAAAATGAATGCTCCAGGTGATACGACAAATTCGTTATATCTTATTTTCGCCGGTGAAATGTCCGTTAAAACACGATACAATTTTTCGTCCGTTTGTTCTTCGATGAATTCGAATAGGTATTCGACCGGACTAATCGTTGTTAGTTCCGTCAATGTTAATACTATTGTCGTCGATATGTCCTTGTTTATCCGTATCATTTTTTTTTTGAAGTTTTGGTTTCTTGCGCTTTTCAAAAACGTCAAGTCCAAGTTTATAATACTTTTTTTCGTTCCCTTCTTCAATCAAAAATTGTTGACGAAGGATCGGACAAAAAACTTTTGAACCGATTAAATTCTTTTTGATTTTCATATCCTTTAAATTTAATAAAAAAAAAGGCGGTGATATACTCACCACCTTTTTAAATTACATTAAGTTATCAACTATTAAGATGCGTATGAACTCGCAGCAATTAACGTCGATGCAACCGTTGAATCAACGTCCGGCACTTCGTTATTTTCTAAACTCACTAAAGAAATCAAATGACCATTGCGGTCAGATTTTGCAACACCGGAAGTGTATTCGTTCCCGTCATTAACTTTCATTCCCTCCTCGAATCCTAACATTACATAAGTTCCATTCGCTTTTTCAACCATTGCAACCAATTCGTTTTGAGCAAGTAGATGAATAGCCGAACGCAATTCTTTTGTGTCTGAATTAAGAACAATTGATAACGCTTGTTCGTACCAAAGTGTACCGTTTTCTTCGCTTCTTTTGATTGGCGCGGTATAACTTGAAAGGTTTGATTTCAATTTGTAGTGAAAAGTTTCACCCGTAACCGTAATCGCGGTCACTTCATTTGCGACAATTGTTGATGCCGTAATGTGGTCAACCGGGAAAAATAGAACCGATTTGATTCCCCCTTTTCCGTTCGTACACAAACGGTCATTATATCCGCTTGTCATCGCGCAGTTTACATTTGACATTTTGTCTAAATTTTAAGTTTATAAAAAACCGAACGACATCGCGCCGTCCGGTATTATTTTATTCTATGTTGGTGAAGACGTTCCGTTCCAAACACCTACTTGATCCAAGAAAGGTACTTGAACACCAGCTCTAAACTTCGAACGTAAATAAATAACGTCGTCGTCTTGTGAGTAGAAAAGTTGGAAGTCATCAAGGTCACCCGTTAAGTCAGTTCCGAAAATGAAGTGACTTGCGCGTCCCGTATAGATGTTGTCCATTGTGTTCAATCCAACAACTTTCGAAACAACCATATCCGTTCCAGGAACGGTCACTTCGTTCATCTCAGCGATTTGATCCGGCGAGTAATGAAAGAAGTTTAAATCAACTAAATTCTTGATTAACTTGTTGAAGTTTTCACGCCCCGTAAAACATACGAAATCTTCACCTTCCGCAACCGCTTCAGGAGAATTTTCGAATACTTCGTAAAAAACATCGTATGCGTTTGCGTTTGTGATTGCCGCCGTTGAACTTGTGTTCAAGTCAACACACCCCGCCGCCGTCGTTAAGATAGAAACGAAACCGTTCATGAATGCAAGATTCCCCGTTCCCGTTGTTTTGTTACCTCTCCAAATTAATTTGTCTAATTCGTTTGATTGAAGTGAATTGATATAAGCAATGATTTGTGCTTCGAAAGGAAGTTCTTCGTCTTCCGCCATTGCTCCGGCGCGAAGGTTTAATTGTGTCCAAAAACCGGCAAGGTCTTTTTGACAAAACTTCTTCATGTATCCAATCGTGTCAACTGAAATCGCTCTATCCGTGAAGACCGTGTTCCCACTTGCAGTCATTGTACAATCACCAGCTTGATAAACAAGAGTGTCGTCCATTAACTTGATTTCTTCACTTCCTTTGATTCCTTCTTGAATCGTGATTTTCTCTAAGGTACGTCCGGCAGTTACTTGCTTTACAAGTATTTCGTCACGTTGCGCGTCTACATACGCGCTTAATCCTGATACATCGAAATCAAAGTTCGATGAAACATATTTTTTTAAACTCATTTTATTTTCTTTTAATAATATTTTTGAAATATTCCGTGCGCTTGTCTACATTATTCGCAGTCGAAAATCTCGATTCTTCTTTTGTTTCAGTTGGTTCGTTTTTGAATTCGTTGAATTGTGATTTCAATTCGTTCAATTCATTTTGAAGACTTGTGTTTCGTTCAAGAATCGATTCGATTCCGTTCACGATCGCGTTCAAAGGTGCGTCAATTTCGGACAACTTTGTGTCGATAATTGATTCAACTTTTTCGCTTGACATTTCTTCTTCAACTTCTTCGGTTGGCATTTCTTCACCTTCCGCGCGTTCGTCGATTACTTCCAAAATTATTCCTTCAGCATCAAGAACAATTGAAACACCTTCAAGTTCACCACCTAATTGAAGTGTACCTTCAGTCGCCGGAACTTGATCACCTTCTTCAGTCAAAATGAAGATTGCAACACCTGGTAAAAGTTCACCGTCATAAGTGATTACCGAACCGTCCAACAAAGATACTTCTTCAAATTTTTGGGCAACTTCTTCAGCATTTTCAACTTCTTTTGTTTCAGCAACAACTTCAGTTTCGTCAGAAAAAAGGGACTTTAATGTGTCCAATTTTTCGATTACCGTTTTAAATTTACTCATTGTAAAAATTTGATTTGTTCGTTTATAGTGTTTTGCCGTTTATTTTTTAGCTAATTCAATCAAGTCATCAAGGATTGATTCAATCGTCACATCGGATTTGAATTGGCTTTCGTCCATTACAAATGTCCCTTCGATACTGAATCCGGTCACTTCGCCCGACTTTATTCGTTTGTATAATGCTTCATTCTCGAATTTGTACGTCGTTATCCAAGAACCGTCCGACGCGTCTTTGAATCGCTCCGGTGCGGTGAATCCTTTTTCTTTGTCGATTTGATACGATCCAATCATATATACACCGTCAACAACGTCTTTTGAATTGTGTTCGATGTTTACGTTGTTGAATCGATTGTTTCTTGCATAATCGTGAATGATGTCTTTGATTGCTTTCTTTGTGAATACAACATAATATTCACCGGAATCGTCGTGTCGATATATTGGTGTGTCCGCTGAAATCGAAACACCGGAAACGGTTCTTTCATCATCATTGAATTCATATCGAACAATCTTTGAAAAACTTTCGAATGAAATCATATGGGCTGGATCGTGAACAAGCGAATTAAAGTTTACGCCGGTATTTTCGTCATCAATGTCGATTTGTATTTCGTAAATTGGTAAATTTTTATTTATCATATAAATAGTGTACCTTCGTTTAAATTCAAAAATTATGACATTCGTATATCCTTACAAAAGAAAACAAAACGATTTCGCATTGATTGAGTCGATGAAATTAGTCCGCAAGTACTATCCGGATTCAAAAATATATGTCATCGGCGACCGTCCGGCGGTTGTCTTCGACTTCGAACATTTCTTTTCGGAGCAAAGGAATATAATAAAAGGGGCAAATGTAACGGCGAAAATCATTCAATTTGCGTCAATGCATCAACGGAATTTCGTATATATGAACGATGACTTCTTCATAAACGACAAATTCGATTTCTCAATCGTTCACGGTTCGATTGAAATGCTTGAACGAAAAGAAGGTAAAGCGTCGATTAGTTGGAATCAATCCGTTGACAATACGAAACATTTTCTTGAACACAATAAATATCCGACACGAAGTTACGAATGTCATCAACCGGTAATTTTCAATTCGAAGCTATTAATTCAAACAATGAGCCAGGTCGACTGGAAAAATCACGATCATTTTATCAAGTCATTATATTTCAATATGAACGTTCCGATTCGATTCAAACCCATTGACAATGTCAAAATGATTGAACCGAACTTGACCAAAGCGCAACGATATGTTGACGACTTCGGTTGTCTTTCAACCGGTCAAGGTTTTATGACTAAAGAAGGAGTCGACTTCATTTCTAAAATGTAGACAATTCTTTAATCACCGCGACGTTGTTCACAACGTCCGTGATGTCGGTTTCAACAACCACAACTTGATTTGTTCCGGACGTTTCCGAAGTGATTGTATCTTCAAGACTTGAAGTCGATCCGGTCAAGTCACCAATCGAAAAGGACGAAGCCGATGCGCCACCGATTGATTGTGCCGGGGGAACGGACGGCGACGGTGAACCACCTCCGGAAAATGTAGTCGAAGCAATTTTCGAAATGTTCACAGCTCCGGACAATCCAACCGCAGTCGCGTTCGCAGCTTTCAAAATCGTTCCAAATGGGTCGGGAATCATTGTTTGAGCGGACAACGCATTGATGACACCTTGCAATGTTGACATTGTAGCCATTGAAATCTGAATCGCTTTGTTTCGTTCGAATGATTTCTTCGCGATTTTTTCTTGCTCCTTTTCGTTTCCTTTTGCTTGTAACAATTGAATATTTGTAACCAATGTATTCAAATCCGACAAGCGCATCAATCCTTTCTCAATAGCCTTGAAAATCTTGTCCCGTTCTTTTCGAAGTTCGTCTTCTTTTGCTTGTTCTTTTTCAATTTCGATTTTCGCCCATTTGTCCCGGATTGCTTGTTCTTCTGATTTCTCGCGCTCCAGGATTTCATTGTTCAAAAGTATTTTTTCGTCCCCGCTTAACAACTCATTTTCTTGAAGTGCGATTCGTTCCGCTTCGAATTTTTCATTCATTATGACAAGGTCTTCGTCAAGTGAAGCGCGAGTTAATGAATGCTTTAAAGCGATTGCTTCTTTTGTGTTCTTTGCGATTCGTTCAAGTTCTTCGTCCGTGAATTTTTTCCGAATCACATTCAGTTCACCTTCTTGTTGTGAAATCAATTGCTTTTCAAGTTCCGCGTTCCCTTGCGCCTTCAAAAACAATGCGTCGTATTTTTCCGCGACCGCTTGTTCTTCAAGTTCTTGCGCGGTCATTTTCATTTTGAATATAGCGTCTTCAACTTCGAATTGATCGAGTAGTATTTGATTGATTCGTTCCCCTTCTTTTTCTTTGGCTGCGGCTGCGGCTTTGGCTGCGGCTGCGGCTTTGGCTGCGGCTGCGGCTTCGGCTGCGGCTGCGTCACTAATGACTGCACCTTGTTCGATAATCAAATCGATTTCGGTTTGAAGTGCCGTGTCAAGTTCATCAAGAACGGCGACTTGTTCTTTTGATGTTCGAATCGCGGTGATTGTTTTTGTGTTCGCTAAATCTTGTGTCGACAACATTTGAACGTTACCGGTGATAATTTTCGCAATACCGAACGCGTAATCCGAAACCGCAACATTTTGTCCGGTTTGTGCGTCAACTTGCGCTTTGATTTGTGTCTTCAATTCTTCCGTTCGAAGCGATGCAATCGCGTCTTGTTTCGCTTTTAACAAAGTCAACTTAGTATTCAAAATCAACGCTTCGTTAACCTTTGTTAATGAATCCTTTTCCGCGTCAACGTTTGATAATAGATTCGGA